CCCTCAGCTGCTGCTGTAGCATCTGGAGATCCTGCGTAAGTTGAAGCAAGTTTGAAAGGACTTAAAGCCTCGTCACCTGCTGTAGCACCGCCACCAGTTTCCGCATAACGGACTCTTAGTGTATGTATTTGGCCAACTGGACCAGTCATTGGTTGAACACCGACTAGCTCGTTAGCTATTACTGAAGGCATAACCCTTCTGATTAAAGGTAACATTACCTTGTTTAAAGTTGCGACTGAACCTGCACCTGTTGCACCTGTAGTTGCGGCCTCTGACAAATAGCGTTTCGTATTTTCGAGGACCACATCCAATGAAGATTTTCTGTTTCCAGAAACACCTTCAAGCAATGCTTCTTTGGTTGCGGACCAGTTGCTTTCAAATAAATTTGCCATTATTAATTACTCCTGTTATTTTGAAAGTCCGGCTAGTTTTTTAATGTAATCTAATTCGACTACATTATCTGTTTCGTCATCAGAAGCTGTTTGCACAGATTCCTTGTTACCAGTATGTTCTTTAATTACTGATTCAGACAATGTCTTCTTTACTCTAGGTGTTTCGCCATCTAAAACGCTAGGCAAGTACTTGTTAAAAGCACTTTCTAGTTTTTCAGTGGTAACACTTTCAAGTAGATCCGACATAATTTCTTTCTTCTCTTTGCCAAGTGGCGCCATTAGTTCGTTAAGTGTCTCTTTACGAGTGTAACGATCTTCTGCTATTCTTAATTTGCTTTCAGTTAATGCGGTTGCTTCTTGCGTTGCTTCAACACTTTCTTTGGCTTCGTTAAGTTTAGTTTCCATCTCGGCGAGTGTTTTCTGTAATGTCTTAATTTCTTTGCTTTCGTTTAAGTACGATGTGTTGTACTCGTTAGCGAAAGATTCAAAAATTCGACGTCCAAAGTCATTCTCACGGCTCTTAGTGATATCATCACGGAAAGATTTGACTTCTTCAGTGATAACTGTATTGATTTTATTCTCAATCAAGTTAGCAGCTTTAGAAATAAAGCTCTTCTTAGCTTCTGCTAATTGTGCTTTGCCTTCTCTTACCATTTTAACTTTTTGCTCTACTAATGATTTCTTATCTTCGTGGAACTCAGCAATTTCAGTTGCAAGTGACTCTGTGATAAACTCATCAAGTTTAGTAACATGTTCTGCTACTCTTGATTTGTCTGCACGAAGTTCTTTAACTTCTTTTGCTAGGTTTTCAGTTACGAAAGAATTCAACAGTTTAGCGTGTTCACTAATGGCTTTGTGATATTTGACTCTGTCTTCAGCTAAAGCCCCTTTTTCTTCTGCAATTTCTGCAACTTCTGCTGTAACCTTATCAGTGATAAAGTTATCTACTGCTTCAACGATCTTGCTTTTATCGTGCTCGTATCGCTGTGCAAACTCCTCACGGAGTTCAGCTGTCAGTTGTTCTTTTGCTTCAGAGACTTTTGCTTCCCATGCTTCTTGTAAGGAATCTTTAACTTCAGAAGTTAAATCTGTTCCTTCAATTAGGTCTTTAAATGTCACTGCCATAGTAGTCTCCTACTTCCTGTTATATTTTTAATTCTCTGATAAGGTTATGAATCTGCCCTATCAAATGTTTTTCTGCACTTATGTCGTGTGTAACCTGTCCGGCTAATTCGTGCAACATTGCACCGCCTTTCATGTTAAATAGACTTTCATAGATAGTCTTAGGATAAGCATCTGGTGCACTAGGCTGGGCCACAATGTCGACTGTAATAATATCAAAGTCAGATACTTTACCTGACTCATTTACATTACCACTGCCTCTACTGCTCACGCCTAGCTTTGCCCCTGCTTTTAACAATGCTTTTGCAATGTTACCCATGGGTGTATCTATGATTTTTAATTTGCCTAATCCATTAGCGTCATCACAATGCATTTCTGTAATGATATGACTTACTCTATCTAAATTAATTTGTAACTCTTCTGGGTGATCTAACTCTCCCATTACAGTTTCGCCTTCACTTAAACGGTTACGAACACTTTCAACAGCTTTAGATATCTCATCTTTAGGATATACTCTTCCATTTTGATTTTTTACATCACCTTGAATGAATAATCCTTGCATGAAAAGGTCTTTACCGTCTTGTGACTCCATAATCTGCACATTTGCAGCTGCTGGACTCAAATATTCGTATAACTTTCTGGATTGCATCTTAATCTAATCTCCTACTTACGCCTTTTTAGGCTCAACTTTGATGTTGTCTGTAGGTGTGTGGTCTTTAGCACTTTCGCCTTTAACACCTTCGCTACCGTCTTTAGCTTTTACTGGTGAACCAGCGCCTGCTACTTTAGTTGCTTTTGGTGCTTTAGTTAAAGGTGATTCTGTTGAATCTGCTTCGCCTGCTTTAGGTGCTGCAACGTTATCAGATAATTTAGTTGCTTCTTCAACAACTTCTTCTGAGTCTTCGTCGACTTCTTCAGCTTCATCTAGATCGTATTCAACACTCTCTAAATCAAGTTCTTCTTCACCGTCCATATCAAGTTCTGCTTCTTCTTCGTCACCTAACTCAGCTTCTGGTTCATCACCAGCTGCCATTAGTGCATCAAATTCTGCTTTTAATTGTTCTAGTTCGTCAGCGATATCTTCGACTTTGTCTTCTAGGTCTTCTTCACCTTCTGACTCGTCTTCAGATTCTTCTTCTGCGTCTGCAAAAGGATTTTCGCTTTCGTCTTCGTCGTCCTCTTCGCCGATTTCATCAGCGCGGACTTCGTCTTCGTCTGCTGTAACATCATCAACAAAGTCGTTACTTTGATCGATAACTTCTGTTACTTCTTCTTCGTCCTCTACTTCATCATCAAGAAGGCTTTCATATTGCTCACGTGCTTTGTCTACGACATACTCGTGTAACAACTCTTCAGCTTTCTCATTTTCTTCAGCAAGGAGAAGTTCTAATATTGATTCTAACTTCTTAGACATTGTGGCCTCCTTAATTGTTTTTAAATACAAATGTGCGCCAACACGATTTGCATGAATACCATTTACTTATAGTATTCTACTAATTATGTGTTATAATGGTGTTTTTTTGGTACCAAAACAGTCATATAATGACTTTCTTGGAATCTGTGGGTGTTTTAGAGAGCTGGCTCTTCGCCGCCTGCTTTATACATAACTTTTACAAATTTTGTATGTTCTATTTCTTCTGCTCTACTAATTTCTCTGACTTTTCTTAATTTGTTTAATTCTTTAAGTGTTAATTTAGATTTTCTAGTATCTTCCTCAGAACGCAAAGTTTCCTGATCTCTTCCAGGTTCGTAAAATTCATTAATTTTCATTATATTAACTGCTCGCCTTCTGCTGGTGGTACTGTATTATCTACAGTTGTATTTATGCCTTCTGCATCTAATGCTGGATCTTCGAGTCCAGAAAGGTCTGGTTCTGCATCTAAATCAACTGCGGCATTAGGTTCTGGTCTAATACCTATGTTTTTAAGTGCTGCAGCTTTTTCATTATCTTGATATTTCTGATAATCATTCTCTTCACGCCACTGCTCTTCGTTTTGTTTCATTTCGTTGTCGCTTAATCCCATATACTTCTGTAAAGCAAATCGTTTACTCATGTATGGTAAGTTTGCAACTTGATTAAACATCTGAGCACGTTCAGTGTTAAGTTGTAATTCTCTGTAACTACTAAAGTTCATTGGCTTGTTAAACAACATTCTAAATGTGCTGTTATCAATATCAATGCCTTTGTATTTTAGGAACAGTTTAAATTCTCTATCTAAATCTTCTTGTACTTGCTTTTGTAGTCTTTCAACATACTTTGCAAATCTATATTCTTGGATGTATGCAACACCCACTTTACCGTCGTTGTAAGTAGCACTTCCATCGTCTGGTCCTGTTGGCAAGTAACTAGCAGGAATACGCAAACCACGTAATAGTTTGTTATTGAAGTATCTAAGGTCGTCTATTTGTCCTAAGTTCTCACCACCTGGTAGTGTATCAACTTTAGAACCACGTCCATCTGCTGTTTGTGCAAAGAAGTAGTCTTCTAACATGCTCATAGGATTGTATGCACTGTCTGTTACACTGCTACCGTCGCCTTTGCTGTTAGGTACACGTTTTTGCTGTACTTCGTATTTTACACGTTCTAAGTACTGCTGTGCTTTGTGTGCAGGCATATTACCTACATCAATAAAGAACACACGTCTTTCAGGTGCTCTGTGTACACGATAAATGATAATAGAGTCTTCGAGCAATTCTTTTTGCTTGAACACTTTGAAAATTGGTTCTAGTATGCTTACGCCGAACGGCCAAGCATGGTCCATTCCTTCTGTTAAACTAACATGTACAACATGTTTAGCATCAACTGGAGTTCCTTCGCCTGCGCCTTCTACCGAACCTGTCATATAATTATTACTAACTGTATTAGTAGGACTCATTATACCTGTTAAGCCTTGTCCACTACCATACGGTCTAGCATGTAAAGCATTTGCTCTTGTTGCTACTTGTTCTGCAAAGTTTGCTTCTAAATTCTTAATAAAGTATTGTTCTATCTTTTTGCCTTCGCTTTCATTAACAACAACCTTTTCAATGTTTGCAGGATCTATCCAATACAATTCATATGTTTCTGGATCTCTGATAAAAAACTGATCGCCATACTTACATACACTTCTAAACATTCTAAATGCACGTTTGTGTAACTTGTTTAGTCTAACCCAACTATGCAAGGTTTTGTCTATGATTTTTGCTTCTGTATCGCTAGGCGTTGACAAATAGTCAATAGTAAACGGCAACCCTGAGTAATCGTTTTCTTGTGTACCAAATTCTGCAATAGTATCTAATGCGGCATTTACTTCTAAGTCGCTGTCCATTTGATCGTACTGAACATAACGCATAAGTCTATTAGGACTTCCTGCATATACTTCTGGTAACCAACTATTAAATCTGCTTGTTGCGGCTGCACCGAACGAGCCGTCGCCTTTATCAGCACCCGGCTGGATGTTTAAAGGTAATCCTGAATTATCAAAGGGTGTAAAATGCTTTCGCCAACTCATATCTGGTCCATTATTAATCTATTGTAGCAGTATTTATCAATGATGTCAACGAAAAAATGCAATACAGGCAGTAGCGTGTTAGAAGCTATCTTTGAGATCGGCTGTAGTTTTATTACCTCTACGAAGTAAATTGTTTGTTTGTTCTTGCATGGCTATCATTTTTTCAAACAATTCTTTGTTTGATTCTGGTCTGTTAGGAGTTTCACTTGTATCTGTGTAGCGAGTTTTATCGCTAGATGTAGTTGGAGTAATAGCATTTATGGCTGGTGCTTTTGTAGGAGTATTAGCAGGTTGAGACGCTACTGGTTTTATTAATTTTCCACCAACAAATGTGCCACTAGCAGAACCGGATGACATATCCATTTGATCTCGTTTTGCAACTAGTTCGGCTCGTCTTCTTTCTGCCCTACCTTTTGGTGACCTATCTACTTTAGCTCTTTCTTCATTTGCTCCACCACCTAGTTCACCAATTCTTGCCATTAAATGGTCTTGATCTGTAAGTTTAGGCTTCTCAGCTTCTTTTGGCTCTGCTGGCTCTGTTGCTGGTTCTTCTTGTATAGGCCCAAATGACTTCATTGCAGCCATTTTCATTAAACTAACTAAACTGATCTCAGCCATTGATGCATTTAATGTGTCAATGCCTTCTGCCATTTTAGCAAACTCACCTGAGATAGCTGCACCATCTAATTGTGTCATTGCGTCATTAAATGTTTCTACAGTGGTACCAAACGAATTCATATTCTCAGTCATTGCGTTGATTGCTGGTGCTGCCTCCCCTATTTTAGCAAGTTTATCAAACGGTGACTCTGAACCAAACAAACTACCTAGCCCGTCTAGTACTCCGCTAATTAATCCACCTGCACTAAATGCTGCCATACCGGCTGCTAGTGATACTAGTGCTGGGCCTAACAATAATACATTTTTAGGATCTACTTCGTTGAGCAATTTAAAACTGCCCATTAGTTCAACCATTGCTGGTGCCGCTAAACTTACAGCATAAGCAAACGGAACAAGTGCTAAGCCTAATGCGCCAATTGCTAATGCACCTACTGCTATAACAGGTGCTATTGGTGCTATTAGTGCGGCTGCAACACCTAATGCACCTAATGCTAACATACCCATGCCAACACCTGCCCAATTAATATCTGCAAACTGTTGGAATGCTTTGCCTGCAATAAACATCGAAGCACCTAATGCTGCTAATACAACTGTGCCTAATAATGCTTTAGGACTACCTATTGCCGCTAGTCCTTTACCTAAACCTTTTAATGCACCTCCAACCATGTCGCCTAAGCCTTTGCCTAGTGATGCACCTGCTTTACCTACTGCTTTAGCAAGATTACTAATTACACTGCCAATTCCTTTTGACAAGTTCTTTAATACATCTCCAACTCCTTTGGAAATATTTGACATACCTTTGCCAATGCTTTTAGTGAGGTCTCCTGCTTTCTTGCCAACCTTATCCATGGCGCCAACATCTGCACCACCCTTCTTGCCCATTATTTTGTCTTTGAGCCCACCTGCAATTTTTTTAGCGCCGCCTGTAATTTTGTCTGCTAATCCACTTAACATTTTAGGCATACCAACACCTAGTGCTTTCATAGATACTAATAGAACACCTGCGGCTCCTGCAACTTTACCTATTGTGCTTAAAAGTCCACCACCTGTGAATACTTCAGCAAATTCTTTAATTTTGTCACCCAAGTAAGAAAAAGGTGCTACTATTTTATCAAATGTAGGAGACAATGTTTTGCCTAACCAATCAAACGGCATTCTAACAGCATCGAATAGAGGACTTAGCATATTGCCAAAGAATGAAAACACACCTGAGATTTTATCAAAGATTCCCCTCATAAAGTTACCAAAGGTTGTAAACGGTTTTGTTACCATTTCGCCGGCTGTGGATATTCCATCGCCAACTGATCTGAACGGTGACATAATTGTATCGAGTATCGAACTGCCTATCGAGGCAACTGCTTTAAACGGCATCATAACTAAATCAAGTATTGCTCCGCCTGTTGCACCAACTGCTTTGAACGGTAACATAACTAAGTCTACTAGTGCTCCACCAACAGCACCTACCATTTTAAAGACACCTACTAATAAATCCCATCCAAACTTTAATGTGGCTGTAACACCTTCTATTACACCACCTATAAATTTAATAGGCATCATTGCAATTGATACTGTTGTACTTAATATATTGAATACGGTTTTAACACCGGACATAAAACTTTTAATTCCTTCCCAAATGCCAGGCAATGCTTCTATAGCCTTGGCGATAAATTCTGCAAACTTACCTATCATAGGTATTAAGTTTTCACCTAACTTAGCGCCTAATCCTTTGGCACCTGCTGTTAATCCGTTAACACCGTCACTTGCTTTTGCAAAAGAAGGAAATATCTTTGCAATTGCTGGGAACAGTGCTTCGCTAATTGTTTGTTGAGCGTCTTTAAATGCTAGAGTTAGTGTTCCGGTTTCGCCACCAAGTTTACCTAAATCTCCTATAGCATCACCTAACCCACCCAAGAAGCCAGTCTTTATGCTTTCAAATGCACCTGTGATTTCCTTCATTATTCTGGCTAATGTGTTAGTACCTGTTTGTACACCTTCCATGCTAAGGCCGTTACCCATAGCTTTTATCTTTTTAGCAGATGCTTCAAACTGTATGATAGCCTTTGCCATACTGCCGGCCTGTGCATCACCTGCTCTGTCAAGTAAGAATACTCTTTGTTTTTCTGCTTTACTGAGATTACCTAATTGAGAAGTCATGTCTATAGCCATTTGCTCTGCTTCTTCTTGGCTCAGTGTGCCGTTCTTAATTTGTGTTATATAATCATTCATCGGGCCTGCTAAACTAGGCAATGCTCTAACATATCCTGTCATCTGATCGCTGAAGCCCATAGCACCACTTGCTGCAGCTTCTGTCATTGCTAGAGCAATCTGGCCGCCTTCTTCGCCGCCCATGGCTCTCATTGTGCTACCGAAGTCTGTTATACCTGCTATAACTTTGCCTCTTAATTCTTTGTCAAACTTTAACAAACTAGAAGTAAGTACCGGTGTTTGAGTTATTAATTGGTCTGTAAACGCAACTAAGTGATCAACACTCTCGCCTAATACACTTGCATATTTTTGCTGTGTTTTAATACTGCGAGTAATTTGTTTTTGCATTCTTGCTTGGTTCATGCCGTCAAGCACACCCAT